CGCCGCCTGCTCCAACTGTTAGAGGATAGGCTGTTGAAAGTGCGCCCGTAAAACTTGAAGTCAAATAACCGCCAGCACCGCCACCTGATCCGCCGTAAGTATTAGTCGCAAGTGCTGTTCCACCGCCACCGCCACCGGCGATTACCAGATACTCAACAGATAAAGCAGGAGATGAAACTCCTGTTAAAGCAGCAATATTGTTTAGCATTAGGCGATTGCACCCACGATGTACCAAGTATCTGTGCCAGTCTTAATGCAAGCTGCTGACTTGTACTGAGCCACAGTAGGAGCAGCCGCTGTTGCACCGGCTGAAAGAATTGTTGTTGTGCCGCTAGTTACTGCTGAAATAGTGCATAGTCCAGCACCTATGTTTAAGACTGTGATTACTGTGCCAATCGGATGCGCCACGCTTGCGTTAGTAGGAATCTTGATCGCATTCGCTGAGGCATTGCTCTGAGTGATTAAAGTCTGATATGAGTCGTTTAGGACTGTTGTATAGGTAGTGCCAGTCTGGGCGTTAAGCGTGAACGCTACTAGCCCGTTAAACATCGCGGCGGAAAGCACGTCTCCAGTACTTGCAGGGAATCCAGTTGCCATTTATATCTCCTAATACGCCATTATGTTAGTGCCGATTATACCTGATATAGACGAGCCTATGATGAAGCCCTCGACTATTGGCTCAAGTGTTGTCACAGTTACCTTCATGGAGTTTGGCGTTATATTCCAGTCCAGTCCTTGCGCTTGTAGTGTCTTAACGATCGTTGAGCCATCTGGCTGCACGTTCGTAATCTTTAGGTTAGAGAAGTAATCTAAGGCCAGCATTGTTGCAGTTGGTACATCTGGATCAAGTAGATCGACTGTCATCGCATCGATGCGGATGGTTGTCTCGGCTCTAGTGGCAACGTATATTTTGGCAATGTTTAGAGCATCGGCATTCGTTTGGGCTACCAAATTGGTCTGATTGAGTTGATGAGAGAAGTACTTGGCGATCGAGGCTGCATTCTCTGAGACTTGCTCAGTACCACCAACAATAGTCATTCCTGAGCTGTTAATAATTAACTTGTCATCAAAGGCAAATACTAGGTTCGTATAAGGGATGCCAGTAGTTTGATCAAACTCGATTGGAGTATCGCCATACTTTTTGATTACATTAGTACGGTTTAGGAATACTGCTGTGCCTTCTGAGTCGATATAGAACGCGCCTTGTTCTGAGAACTCTGCGTTCTTTAAGGCATCAAGGGAAGTGCGAGAAGTGCCTGGATCAGCTTGGCAGGTTGTGTTGCCGGTATCTATTGTGCGCATTGAAACAGGCCAAGACACTTGATCTAGGATCTTGCCTATCCGTGTGCCAGTATCTTGACCTGCTGTAGCGCTTGCCACCGTTGTAACGGTTGCCTGTTGCATAAGTCTAAAAGCATCTGTACAAACAATGTCCACATAGCCAGTTTCCTGTCCTTTGGGATAGGTGTACTTGTACTCGATGGTATAGCCAGAGAATAGGAAGTAACCAACTCCGCCGACTGTTGCTGACACGCGCAACTTGCGTAGCGGAGTTAGAAAACCAAAGTAAGGGCTAGAAGTATTCTGCGGATTAAAGTAGCTGAGAGGATCAAGCACTCGAATAGTTGCTTGACCAGCCTCGTAGGTGTCGCGCATGATGTTGCGCCCTCGACGAATGCTGATCGAATAAACGTCTGGAGTTAAATCAACTGTTGGCTCTGGAGTAGTAGTTGAGGCTAATGTGCCTGTGCCTAATACACCGTATTTGATATCGCCAATAGTAAAGGGATAACCGAAGGTAGCGCCCGATGTAAAGTCAAAGGATACGCTTATCTGAGCAGGTAAAGTCATGGCGTAGGTGTCTCGGCAAATGATCCAGATCGACGGTTAATTGAAATCTTGTTGCCTGAAAGTGAATCATTAGTTTGCTTGACTGTAATGGCATCCGCGAGCATTGTGCCATCTACATATAGATCAACCTTAACAGTTGCAGGAAAGGCTTGATTAAACGATGGATTGGCAGGAATGAAATCTGTCATATCGCCAAGACCTATATCGCCAAAGTTTGAGGTAACTCCGCTAACGCCGCTTGGAACTGAACTGACTGCGATGGCTCTTACTTGCGCCTGAATTGCATCAAGGTAAGCAGCCCAGCCAGCAAACGGGTTTTTAGCATCTGGCAAGTTCTTTAGATAAGCGATAAGTCCAGCACTTAGTCCTTGAGCCTTGCCAATCTCACCAGCTAGTTTAGAAGCTTCTGTTGTGTTGCCGGTCAGAAGTGCTAACTGTAATTCTAAACGCTTGCGCTCATCATCGCTGATCCTGCCCTTGAGGGCTGCAATAATTTGAGTTTGTTCAACATCGAATAAAGTGCCAGCCTTTTGTAGCGCTGTTTGTTCTTTGATGGCTTTAGTGTTCTTGGCAAGAACTACTGTTTGTTCTTTAGTCCGCTTTAAGGTTGCCTTTTCTATTGCTGCTTTTTTAAGTTCTGCTTGAATTGCTGGAGTAATACTTGCGGTGGCGGTGGGTTTTTTGGCAAATATGCCTGGAATTCTAGTAAATTGTAAGTTTAGTATTGTGTCTAATACTTTGAATGCTGTTGCCGTTCCTCTAGCGAATGAAGCCATTGCATTAGAAGCTGCATCTATTTTTGCAATTATGTTATTTAGTCCGGACGCGCCGCCGCCGCCAAGAATTGTTAACGCATCTATAAAACCTTTACCGATAGTCTCTGAAGCGTTTGCGGTTGCAACATTTAATTTATCGAATGATCCAGCGTAAGTATTTACAGCATTCTCAGCTTGACCACCGAATAGATCGTTAATGCGTGTCTGGACTTCTTCGAAAGACATTGCTTTGAGTTGTGCTTGAGTGAGTCCAATTCCATATTTAGCAAGGGCTCGAGTCTGTCCTACATAAGCCTTGCTTAAATCTCCCGAAACTGTTACGACATCAACCCCACTTGCGGCAGACAGATTCAAAGCTGTGCGAAGTAATTGTTGGCTCTTAGTGACATCGCCGGTTGTGGTTAATAATCTCTGAAAGGCTGGTCGCAACTGGTCATCAAGGATTCCAAATTGCTTTTCTAAGTCGGCAATAAAGGTTTTAACTGCTGGATCAGCAAAGGACAAACCAAGGTTATCAAGTGATCGACTAAGAACACGAGCTGCCTTATCATCTGCTGCGAATGCTTTTGCAGCATTGAATCCAGCCCTTGCTAACTTTTGCGCAGTAAATAAACCTAAAAAGGATTTAGCAAGTGTGTTGACTTGTTTATTTAGACCAAGAGTTGATTTACTAGCATCAGCAAAGGCTTTCTTGCCCGAAAATACGGTAGCAATATCTATCTTTAGATCAGCCATTATTTGCCATCCGTTCTTGATCTAAATTTACCTGCTGAGTTTTCGATTGCTTTGATAACAGCAGCAGTTACTTTGCCTTGATCTTCTGCAAATGCTCTAAAGATTACGCGCCCAGTCATCTTGCGAGTTGATCTGCCGACCTGTCCTTGTTGGCGAGGGCGAGCATTGACCAAAGATCCAAGAGCATTAGCCCTAGCAATAAACTGCTTGCCCGCATTAGGGTTTAGCGATTTGTTAACCTTGTTTGATGTATCAATATAATCGCTAAATTTGCCTCGAGTAGAAGCCTGAGATGGTTGTCCTTCAGGATTCTTGCGCCCTGCTGTCTCGTAGATCGCTCCACCGGCGGAAGTGTTGATAATACGAGCAAGAGATACGAACCCACGTTTGTTAGGTTTAGACGGACTAGTCGAGTATTTAACTCCGCGCTTAGCTTCTGTCTGATCGTATTTAGGGAAATGGCGATAATTAGTTGTCTCTGCTGAGGAACTAGCTTTAGTCCATCCCGATAACTGAGAACCTGACGCTGGCATAAAGCCTCGAGCCTTGTTAGTAATCGGCTTTAAAGCAGCTGCCATTTCTTTGGTTTGTGCTTTGGCTAGATCAGGCTCAAATTTGCGAAGTGCCTTGCGGAGTTTGTCAGCGCCTTTTAGCTCTACTGGCATCGCTTTGCTCCTTCGCTCTGTCTTTCAGGGCTCTAAGTAAAGTCCTAAACATTGTGTGATCTAGTTCGATTAAAGTTTGGGGCGAGAGTCCTGTCTCAAGCGATAATCTCGCTACGAGATAGGTGAAGGACTCTCGCGTTACTCCAAAGGGTCATCGTCTAGAACCTCGACTCGCGTCAATGTATCTAGAAAAGACTCTCCGAAGGGTTTAACGGTTTCACCCGACCGACGGATTGCTTCCCAGCAGAGCCAATATACATCGGTCTGCTTTTCGTCATCTCTAAAGGCTTTGTGAAAGCCCTTCTTAGCATATTGCTCGAAGGCGTACTCGATCGCTGGTGTGATCTGGTACTCGTTAACGCTTCCGTCTGCCCTTGTTACCTTTAGTTTTGCCATTGTTTGCCCCTTAGTTAGTGATTTAGAATGTGCCGGTTGTTGCTACTGCAACTGTACCGTTAACAGTCCAGGTTACGCTTTGAGTGCCAAGATCGCCAACAGCGCCGTTAATATCGGTTGTGTTGTTAACTAGGCAAGTCATTGTGTAAAGAGGGTTAGTTGCTGAAACGATTGTGCCTTTTGTCTGAAGCAAGACTACAGTTACAGAAGTACCCCAAGCAGCTTGCAAAGTTGCTAGAACGTTTGCTGTTGCTGTGTCATTAAGGAAGTCGATTGTTACTGATGAGGCTTCCAAGCCCTTGACAAACTTGTGGCCTGAGTCTCCCATTGCTGTTACTTCGAGTTCATCGAATGTACGGTTAAGGGTTACAGAAGTTACGTGGTCGCTAAGATCAACGGTGTTAACCTTGACGCCTACTGTGTTATTTAGAAATACTGCCATTTAGGTTATTCCTCGTCTTTCTTAGTAGATGGTTTTGGTGCTGTTGGTGCAACCTGCCCGATCTTAATCAGGAAGGCTTCTTGCTCTTTTTCCCACTCGGACATAATTAACTCCAACTCGTTAGGACTGAAACTTGCATTGAGCAAGTCAATAGATCGCCCGTTGCAGCGCTGAGAACGCTAGGCGCGCTCACATCTCCCACATTATAGACGATAGAAGATGCCGCTAGTTTGTTAAACACAGCTACTAGCAGATCCTCAATTCCGTTTAGGTTTCCTTCGTTATCCAGAAGTGGCACAAAGATATTGATATTAAAATTAGCAAGCGGCGCGATAGTGTTATAGCCATTGTTGTTAGGCGTCAAATAGGGGTCTGCCGGTGATAACACAACGCTGTTAACTATCGGTGTGGCCGGTGGGAATGAAAATACTGAATATTTAGTGTTATCGACCAGAGCCGCTGCAATAGTGCCGCGAAGTGTTGAGATCGCTGCCATGGTTAGCCAACCATCGAGCGCGGATCTAGGTAAGGCGCAAGCAAGCCACGAACGCGAGCTAGTAAAGTGTTAGACATTGTGAACGGGCTAGGTGCAAAGCCATCGACTGTCATTCCCTGACCGCTTGGCGCTTGGCGCGCTTGCCAGATGGCAATAGCGATCATTAGAGATGCTTCTTGGATCGCTGGAACGGTTGCTGGATCGAGATAAGTCTGAGCTGATAAAAGGCCATAAGGGTTGATCGGATGGCGTGGAGTTACTGCATTGTTGTTGCCAGTAATCGCGTAAGTAATTGAGCGAGTGTCTCGGCCTGTAATTGTCTTGGATCCGTTGTGCTTCGATCCCGCTCCTGTTATGACAACGGTTTCACCTACATATAGAACGTCGGTGATTGGATCTGCAAAGTAAGAAGTGCCGGTATTGGCTGTATTGCTATGCCCAATAATTGAAAGAGTATTAGACCAGATGAAAGGCAGAAGAACGTTATCTGCCGCATCGCATACGGATTGGAGCGTAGCGTCGCTATAGAGTGTGCCAACGCCAAGGGCGCTGCGTAGCTCTGCAACTGTTGTTAATGCCATGCTCTTATCCTTCCTAAAGACTGGCTGGGTAGAAGGGCACTACCCAGCCAGCGACTTAAATGGGCTTACGCCTTGTTATTCTGGAATGCGCCAGCTGCAACCTTGGTTGCAATCGCGCCATAGCCGTAGTAACCAATAGTTACCTGACCTGCTGCTGTTGATTCAGCGCGTAGGCGGTAAGTTGGAGACTCGTACCATGTGTAAGCATCTGGGTTAACGATAAGAATTGTTCCATCGCCATCTCCGCCGTTTGTAGGATCTACGTAAAGGTTTAATCCTGCAACGTTGCCTGTTAGTGATGTAGGTGTTGACACACCTGGTTGGTTCATAGGATTTGTAACAGCCGAATAAATCGGACGTCCGGCGTCATTTAGTGTCATGAGGTTTGACCATTGTCCAGTAGAGACAATCATGTTACGAGCAAATGGATTTGAAAGTCCAGCAGTTGCGCCATATACAGAAGCAGCGCCACGACCAACGATTCCGAGAAGTTCTGCTGCTGTTGGGTATGTTGCGACTGTTGTTGCATCAACTGTTGCACCGGCAATTAGCGCTGCGTTTACTGCTGCGTTTGTTGACTTTGCGTAAGCTGCTGCCATGTTGCGAACGAGTTCATCAAAGAATGCTGGAGATGTGCGATCTAGCAATTCAACTGAGAATACTTGCTGTCCAGCGTACTTCTGTACTGTTACTGATAAGAACGCTGAGTTCTGATCTGTGTTGCTAAATGCGTCGCCTTCTGGCTCGATTGCAACTGTTGGCATTGCTGTGATCTTTGGAATCTCGAATGTCATACCGGCATCTGGAAGCACTCCACGAGAGATTGCATCAATTGATGGGCGGATTGTTGTTCCGAGTGGGTTAATGATTTCAGATAGTTGACGAGTTGGTACTAGACCAGCGTTGTCTGTTGTATCTGCTGCGGCTGCGATCCATTGACGAGCTGAATCGTCTCCGAGTGCTGCGCGGATTGAGTTTTCTGCATACTTAGCAGCTGTTACTTCAATGCGTGGCTTTGTATAAGCCATTGCTGTTACAGCAGGGCGAGCAGCTTCAACTGCGGCAGCCTCAACTGTAGGTGTTGCTTCGACTGCTGGAGTGGTGTTTTCCACGGTGGCTGTCTCGCTTTCTGTTGGTTGGGTAGGTTCAGCGACTTCATCTTCTGATGCCGCTATATCGGTTACTGCCGCAGACTTGAATGCCGCTGCTTGTACCAAACTTACTTCGAGTAGGTCAGCACTCGATACATACAGAACGCCATTCTTAGGCTTTGCTGCATTGACCATAACTCCGACTGAAAGACCAGTACGGAGTTCTTCGCTGGCTTCGATGAGAGCATCTGTGCCGCGTGATGATTTAGAAATCTTGAATGAAGCGAAGATTCCTTCTTCTGTTTCATTAAAAAATTGAGCGCGGCCGATTGGCTGCTTAGGATCGTGCTCTAGTAAGAGCTTGACTTTGCTTGAATCAGCTATGTTAATCGCTCCGCGTTCAAAGACAACAGCACCGGCGGAAGTGTTTCCTACCTCGCCGTTAAAAGGCACGATCTTTCCAGAGATAGTTCGCTCTGCTGCATCTGCTGTAAGTTCTGCCGAGAATGTAAGCATTTCGCTCATATCATTCCTTCGCTTCCATTAGGTGTTAGGTCTGTCATTTCCATTGCTTGCTCTTGGGTGATCAACTGGAGATCGAGGAGTTCGCGGATGATTGATAACTCTACAAGTGGGTCTGTGCGGAGATAATTGCTATCGATATCGAACTTAACAATGTTGCCACGAGCTGTAATGTCATCCATAGATAAGCGATCCTCGATCGCTGAGATAAATGGCTGCAAAGATAGGGTGAGGAACTGGCGACGCTCATCTGTGACGTTTGCGTAAGTCATCGTGGTGTTCTGATCTGCTGAGACATAGTAAGGCGGTACATTGCAAAGGCGAGCAATTTCTGTCGCTAGATTCTGAATAGCCTCGTTGTACATCATATCTTTAGGGCTGAATCCGACTGTTTCGTACTGGAGAGTAGAAGTCAGATAGGCAGTTGAACGATTTTGACGAGCATTCTTAAATGCTGCTAATAATCCTTGGACTTCTGCTGGTGGAAGATCAGCGCCAGTATTCTTTAGGTATCCAGTAGGCATCGGAGTAGCCGCTGCAATAACGCTGGCCTTCTGAATGTCAAGAGCTGCGCGGATAGTCGATGTACCTGTATTTAGAATGCCATCGTTTAGTGATTGGAAGGTGATTAAAGATCCAAGGCCATCCATTGGTACTGTTGTGCCATCGATTGCGTAAGACTTTACGAATACGTTATCGCGATCAAGCGTTGCAGTTACTCGGCTGTTAGCAATCCATTCAAAGCGGGATGGTCGGCCATCTTCCTGGTAAGTCTCAACGACCTGCCAAAATGCTTGGCCGTAAAATAGAAGTGAATCAACTGTGTAAGCAATGGTGACTGATCGAGGCTGATGATAAGAAGGTTGATCAAGCCATAGCGGCTTGCCTAGTTCTTCGCCGGTTGATTTCTTGTAAAGTTCTAGCGGTATTGTTCCGATAGTGCCAGCAAGTAGATTGCGGCATCGAGCTAGTGCTGGAACTCCGAGTGCTTCTGTGCGACCGACATAAGCAAATTGGAAAGGCATCGCATAAGGCGAGTACTCACCGAGAACCTGTGGCGCGTATTGTGCTTCAACATCGGCTGTTGGTGTTGCGCCTGTAAGACGCGAGAAGATACCCATAGACCGCAATTATACACTACATATAGTTTATTCCGTGTAGATAGCCGCTACCTGTTGTGGTTTCATTAACATCGAGACAACCATTGCAAGCGAAATTGGCGCACTTATATCGCCCGCGCTTTTACGCTTGACGATACGCCATGCTGCATCGTTCACCTTAGCTGCGCAGTTATTCATCTGCTGGATTAAGTTAGCCTGACCATTGTGTACCACGCGATGATTGACTAGGCCATCAAGTAAGTCACCGCAAGCCTGGTAGAACTGCTGGCCAGATACATCTTGGATCATGCAGCCAGCATTAGATAATCTTTCAGCGATCGACGCGGTAGCGTACTTGTCGTAGCAGATTTGGCGCGGCCGATACTGATCTGCCCATCCTTTTATATCTGCTGCAATTCTAAGATCATCGACTGAGACTGCCGACTCCCAAGTCTGCAATATGCCAACGCCTATTCGCCCATCGGGGAGTAATTGACCGGCAACTAAAGAAGCATTGCGCCTTGATGGTGATACATCGAATGCAAAGACTGTGTATCCGCCTGGTGGTATCTGCAATTCGCTATCGCTAGTCTCCTCAAGGATTCCGTGCGGCCAAGGACTACTTAGGGAGTCAATCCATTGGCAGAGCAATTCTGTCCTAGTATTTTCTATCGGAGAAGTAGCAACTGACTCCTCTAGTGTCTCTTTAGTTACTAAATAGCCAAGTGCAGGGTTAGCAAGTGCCCACGCTTTAGGATCATCGATCTTGCAGTATTGGGGAGCGCTGTACTCGTAATAACCAAAAGACTTTGGCGGATTATCTAAGGCACGTTCTCGCAACTGGTTGAGTACTGCACTAAAGGCATCTCCAGCGTTAGAAGTTAAGAATGTGTGCGCATTAGCCCTAGCGCGAGTTACCGGCATCGCTGCTCGATACCCATCCTCTGACCATTCGCGGATTTCATCTAGGAATAGCGCATCGGCCGATCTACCGCGAGCGCCATCTCTAGTTGCTGCTACAACATCGAGTCTGCGGCCGTCTTTCATCTCGATCGACTCAGTTCCGTTTGCGTATCTGATTTGTTTGACTAGCTGCATCAAATTCTCGTTACTTTCAAAGACTGACGCTACTTGGCGAAAGGTATCGAGTGCCATCGATCGATTAGATGATGCAATGATGATATTGCGGCTATCCCACTTGATCAGGTGAGCCAGGATCAACATACGGGTTAAGTGAGTCTTGCCATTCTGCCGAGCAACCAAAATTAAGTTAGTTTTGCGTATCCAGTTGCCTTTTGCATCTACGCGCAACATATCGCGCAGCACGAACTCCTGCCAAGGCAATAAAGGCAGCTCTATAAGGTTGGCTAACTCAATTACGTCATCGACTTTAGATTTGCCCTTGAGATAAGGACTGTGAAGCCTCGGCTCAGTTGCCCCTCGGAGCGGTTGGGATCTCTTGGTTGCCATCGGGTTAATCTTGGACTGGTTTGGCTGTGAATGGACTGTCTTGGTGAACTTTGGACTGCATCGGAGAGAGGAAGCCAGA